TGACCGCAGCACGATATCGGCGGTGATCTTGCCCTCGAAGGCCATTTCCCGCATCTGGCCGACCGTGACGCCCATCTCCTCGGCGATGAGCCGCGTGATGGCCGGCAGCTGCTCCATCACCGAGCGCAGCTCTTCGCCCCTGAGCTGGCCGGAGGCGAGGCCCTGCGCCAGCTGGATGACGGCGGCCTTCGCCTCGACGGCGCTGGCGCCGGACACGATCACCAGCTTTTGAATGTTCTCCGTGAACTGGAGTAGCTGGTCGGCCGAGACCCCCAGTTCCCCCCTGCCCTGCGCGATCCTCTGGAACAGCTCGACCGTCGATTCGAAGCTGGTTCCCGTCCGCTGCGCTATGCGGAACAGCGCGTCGAAATTCTCCCGCGCCTCGTCCGCCGAGTCGCTGACGATGTTGAGCCTGGCCCCGAGCAGCCGGTACTGATCGGCCAGCTGCACCACCTGTCGGATCGACAGCCCCAGCCCGACGGCGAGTAGCGCACTGCGCAGACCGGTGAAGCTCCTCGCCAGCCCCCTGACCGCCCGGTCGGCACCGGCGAACGCCGTCCGCATCCGGCCCCCGGTGCGCTGAGTCTGCCGATCGGCGTCGGTCAGTGCCCGGCGAAGCTGTGCCGAGTCCGCGCTGATCCTGACGACAAGCTCGTCAATCGTCGGCACCTAGCGACCTCTTGAATTCGGCAAAGTCCTGCTCCTTCGCGTAGTCGGGATCGTTCAGAAGGCGGTGGCCGTGGATGGCGGCGAAAAACTCGTGCGGCGTGGACCGCCAGAAGATGTCGGGCGGCCAGCCTATTGCGGCGTGGGCGAAGGCGGCGAAGCGTCGGTACGGGATTCCGTCGGCTCCGCCGCCACCGCTTCCCCCGGCTGTTCGCCCCCGGTCAGCGCGTTGGTCATGAAGGCAGTGAGCGGTCCGGAGATATCCAGGAGGCCGGTGGCGAAAATCATCTCGCCGACCTTCTTCGGAGTTGCCGGTGCCCCCGCCGCTTTCAGCCCCGCCGTCACGATGGCGACGGCATCCGCGATCCCGTAGCTCGCCGACGTGACCCGGCGGGCGACGGAAACCACGGTATCGCCGGTCATCTGCTCGATCCCGACCAGAGCTTCATAGGAGGGTCGGAGAACGAACTCCTGTCCCTGCAGCGTGATCGTGACCTCGCCCCGTTGTGGGTTCATCACGACGCCGCGTAGGTCATTTGCTCGGCGGACTGCAGCGTGAAGCTGTACGACGAGGCGCCATTATGCGGGCCATCTACGTTCGCCGCCGTCACGGCCATCAGGCCGCGGTAGTGCTTGCCGGCGGAATCGAGGATCAGCTTGCACTCGACGTTCGCCCGATCTCGCCACCCGGCGAACAGGATTTCCATCCCGTTGGTGTCGGGCCAGTTGCACTTCCCGCTGACGTTGACGGTGCCGCGGATCAGGGTCGTGAGGGTAGACCCCCAGCCGTTGTTGGCCTTGTCCGTGACATCGTCGGTCTCGGTCTCGCCGTTCCATTGCGTGCTCTGCTGGCCGGCCACCGTGACGAAGCTGGTGGGCGATCCGGTCGAGACCTGCAGGAGGACGTTTGTCCCAGATTCCTTCGCCATGCTGTTTCTCCTTTCGATACAAAAAACGGCCCCGAAAGGGACCGTTCAAAGACGCGCGTGCGTTGTGTTTCAGGCGGCGTGGGCCGCCCGGTGATCCTCAAGATACGAGCGCCATTCATCGGCGCAGGGCTGTGCCCCGTGCCCCTCCATGTCCGGCGTTCCCTCCGTGAAGTGGACCAGCTTCGGATCGATGGCCGGGCTGGAATGTCCCGCCAGCCAGTTCCATTCTTCGGGTAAGGACCCGATCATGCGGTCGTCAACCCAGCCCAATGCATGGAGGTAGGAGCCCTTCGCCGTGTTCAGGAGCTCCACCGTCATCCGCGGGCATCTGTCGGGCTGGATCGCCATGACGGATGACCAGTTCTTGCGCGGGTAGCGGGTCTGCAGGACGCCGTCCATCTTGTGCGTCTCGACGGGATCGTGCCGGTGTTTCACGCAGCACACCGCCGCATCGGGATCGATCGCCGCTATCAGTTCTGCGATATCGGCCCGCCACAGCACGTCCGGATCGGTGAACAGAACCCAGTCCGAACCTGAGCCCATTCCCTCAAGAAGGGGGACGGCGAATCGCGTGAAGCTGAACTCCGTCGAGAACGGCTTGCCGTCGATATCGTCGATCTTCTGCAGCGTGTTGGTCTCGGGATCGTGGCGGGTGTGATAGGTGCGCCGGAAGATGCCGGCCTTGCGAATCTCGCTCTCGACCAGCGGGACGATCTCGACCGGGACCGAGGCGTGGCGTTTCAGCGACCGCGCGGCAACCCTGTAGGCTGTATCGTCGCGCCAGTCCCATCCGATATAGACCCTCATTGCGGAAACCGGAGAATATGGTCGCCGCCGTAGTCCTTGATCAGCCGCATGCCGAGCCGGCGCAGGAAGGTGCTGGCCGCGTTCCTTTCGCCGCCGTGGAACTTCACGTCATTGTTTTTCTGTTCAACCACGATCATCGGCTTGCACCGGATGATGGTGTCTTCGGCGCCCTTCACGACATCGAGCTCCGAGCCCTCGACATCGATCTTGATGAAATCGACATCGGTCAGGCCGTAGTCATCGAGCGCCCTGATCCGCACCGTCTCCGTCCGCACCCCGGCGGACTGATCTTCGATGCCGAGCCTGATCCGCTCTTCCGCGGCGACATCCTCTTCGTGCCCTGCATCCGATCCCAGGGCATGGGTATTGCCGGTGTTCAGGGGATCGACCACAAGCGTGATCTCGCCGTCTTCCTTCCCCAGCCCGACCGGCCACAGCTTCACCCGCCGGTTGCCGTTGAGGTTGATCTCGAACAGCCGCCAGTGCTCGGGAAGTGGCTCGAACGCCTCGACCTTCCGGAACAGCTCCGCAAGGTGCATCGACCACAGCCCGACATGGCCGCCGACATCGACCGCGACCCGTCTCCTGTCAGCGGGCAGATGCTTCATCGCGTAGCGCAGCTTATGCAGCTGGTAGCTCCCGACCGTGCGGCCGTCGCTGAGCCTCACGTCGCCGACCTTGGAATGGTTCTCGACCATCCCGGAGAGATGTTTATCGTGCTCGGGGAACCATATCCCCTTGACCAGCTTGGCGTGCGGCACGTCAGTCATCCATCACCCTCCATCTGTTCTGAATCAGAGTCCGTCCCCCGTTCCTTCGGCGCCGCCGCTGTGAACACAGAGTGGACTCCCGCCGGCCGGTTCAAAGTCACGGCAGATTTGAGGCCGCCGACGATGGATGGAGCAACGGCCCTCGGGAGTAACCTTCGGACAGGAAAAGACGTAACTCCCGTATTCTCGGTCGGCGTCTTGGTAGACACCTGTTCGCTTTGCAACGAAGGGAAGCTCGTGCTCCTCAAGGAACGAGGCCACCGTACCTTCGCCTTCTAGCCAGAAAGTCCTCTCGGTGTCGTCCTTGTCGAAGAGCATGAAGCCCTTGCAGCAGTACCCAGGCATGTAGCAATGATCACAAAGGCTCATCCATCACCTGTTCGATTGCATCCATGGCTTCGTCGGCCGTGATGTCCCGCGCGATCTCCTGACAATGCGGACAGGCTACCCTCTGGCCGCAGGGGGAGCCGTGCTCCCGGTAGAGCGCTCTCTGCCGCGGATATCCCCACGGCCGGATATAGCCGCCGTGATACACGACAGACGGAACCCCGAAGGCCGCCGCGGCGTGATGCAGCCCGCCCTCGGTGCCGACATAGAGCGAAGCCAGAGAGAGGATCGCACACGCTTCGCGATAGCTTCCGGTCCGTACCGACCACGCCCCCGGCAACGGGATCACGGGGTTGAACTGGACGAATGACATCCGAAGTCTCGACGCGATGTCCTTGTAGCGGTCGAACGGCCAGACCTTGTTCGGGCTGGCGCCGTTCTTGATTCCGGGCTCGATCACCGCGAAACGTCTGCCGGCGAATTTCTCCCGCGCCCGCGAAATCTCCGGCTGGCTCAGATAGAGCTCGCCCGGCCCCGGGACTGTCCAGCCGGTGAAGTGCCACGGGAACCGGCCGTCGCGCTTCTTGACGACCTTCCACGGGTCCTCTTCCGGACAGACCGCCTTGTGGTCGGCCAGCATGCGCGCGTAATCGATGTACGGCCGCCTGCGCGTACAGTTGACCAGCCACGTGACCTCGCCGCGGTCGATGTCCTGTTGCGTCGCCAATCTCGGGTTGCCCCGGAAGACCTCGATCTCCGGTGTCCCCCAGCGCAGCGCCTTGCCGTCCCCGATGGCGACTTTCAGGCGCGTTTCCTCGTTGAGCGCCCGGGCCTGCGCGCTCGCGATCAACGCATCCCCGAACCCCACTAGCGTTCCTGCAATGCCCGCCATGCGTAGCCGGATATGATTTCCGGCACCGTCCACTGGCTGTTCGCCAGCACCGCCGCCCACTCTTCTCTGCCTTCGGGTCTCGGGGGAGTCTCGATCTTCGTAAGATCGTCCCCGGCCATCGGAGAGGCGGCGCATCGGGTCCCGACGAAGGCCGGCACCCCGGACAGGATCGCCTCGATGGCGACCCGGCTGTTCCACGTCACCACCGCCCATGCGGTTGACAGGGCCTGCTCGAACGGCTCCGTTGCGGGGCTGCGCAGCGGCTTGTCCCGGATCACGACGGGCCGGCCGGTATGCGCTCTGAGCGTCCGCAGCGACCGCCGCAACCAGGCGTCCCGCGGCTCGCCCCAGAGCGCGTGGTGATCCGCCGATTGCAGGCAGACCAGGATGTCCCGCCCGCCCCTCTTCCACGGAAGGACCGGCGGCATGTAGAGCACCCGGCGGTAATGGTCTCCGGTTCCGGTACCGTCCGCCTGCGCCGCTTCGCGCGTGATGCGGAACAGCTCCATCGGCTGGCCGTTCGGCTTCGCCGGGCAGGGCGCGTAGGCGTTGTCGCAGAAATACCAGTCACCCGACGCCCGGACTTTCGTGAAAAGGTCCACCTGGCGCGGTGTCACCCCGTAGAAGAATGCCGGAGTCCCCTGCGGAGACGCGGCGTCGTAAACCACCTTTCCGTCGCACCCGTCTGCGAACAGTTTGCACAGCCGACGCGACTTGTGCTTGTGCCGGTCGGCGTAGCAGATCATCCGAGCAGCCAGCGGAAGGCGGCGCCGGATTCGAGCTCGGCAACCGACCATTGCGCCCACGACAGCCGGACGAACCCGTCTTCCCGATCACGATGGGAAGGGGTCTCGATCCCCGCGATGCCGCGCTCCGTCGCCGGTTCGCTGACGATGGCGGGGCCGTCGCAGAACGCCGGGACTCCATGGATCAGTGCATCGGTCGCGGAATTCGACGTGTAGACCACACAGGCCCATGCGTTATCGAGATGCGCCGCGATGGGCTCGTTCCAGTCCAGCATGCGGTCGTATCTGACGCTGGGCATCCGGGCCCGTCGTTTCGGATGGGCGCGGAACCACAACGGCCTGTCGGTGATCTCCCGGAGCCTTTCGAACACCGTGTCCGGCCAGTCGGCCGGCATCGCCATCGCGTTGTAGCCGAAGCCCCGCTGGCCGCAGACGAGGATATGATCTCCCGTCGCGCGCCACGGTTCGACTGGGACATTCCACGACCGCCACCGCTCCGGCCCGCCGATGCGCCACGTCCCGAAGCCGTTATGGCCGCCCACCGCCAGCGCGAAGTATTTCTGCCCGTCGATCCTGCGGACGTAGGATTCCTCGAAAACCAGCGCTCTTGCCCCATTGGCGCCGTGATCGCGCATCGCCTGATAGGTTGGGCCGTAGGCGTTCCAGCCGAGGATCAGATCGTCCTTTCCAACGGGTCCTTTCAGCCCCTCGACGATCTCGTATCCGACCTCCCTGAGGCCGGTTTTGAAGATGGTGTGCCGCCCGTCCTCGAACCGGTCGGGCAGCAACGAGAAGGCCTTCATTCGGCGCGGAACTTCATCACGCAGAGATGGCAGATCGCCAGCATCGCATCCTCGATCGGCCCGTCGTCGGGACACGGTATGTGGACCAGCGCATCGATATATTTGCGGTAGTCGGTGAGCATCCGGCCACCGTCCATGCCGACGAGTCCGACCGTGCGGATGCCCTTGCAATACGCTTCCCTCAGACCGTCGAGAACATTGAGCGAGTGGCCCGACCCCGACATACCGACGCAGAGGTCACCGGGTCGTGCGTAGATCGCGATCTGGCGGGAGTAGATTTCCGCATAGTCGTGATCGTTCGCCAGCGCGGTCAGCATCGGCACGTTCGATGACAAGCTGATGCCACGGAAACGATGGTCCACCCCGCCCGACAGGTCGTTGGCGAACTCAGCCGCGATGGCCGCCTTGCCGCCGTTGCCGAAGAACCATGCGAAGGTGCCCCGGTCGCGCACGGTGCGGAGCTCGGACAGCAAAGCGGCGATGCTCCGCGGATCGATCTCCGACAGCACGTTCGCCAGCCCCGACACGTAGCCGGCCGCGAACAGCGCGTCTTCGTCCGTCAGTGTTTTCATGCTCCGAACCTGTAGCCGAACCGCCTGATATCGGGGGCGAAGACATCGCCGATGAAGTCCCTCGCCCGCGCGTCGTAATACTCGGTGTAAGGCCGGTGGCTTACCGCGTGGACGTGCGGCATGCTGACCTTCGTACGGAGCGCCCGCGACAGCGCCCGCTCTATCGCGTCGGTGTCGCCCAGCCGGAATATCCTGACGAGATCACGCCCGTCTTCGGTGAACCAGTCCAGTTGCGGCACCGCCATGATGCCCGGATCGCCATCGGGAGCGATGTCGCGCCACGGCGCCCAACGATGCTTCGGGCAGAACTCGGTGAGCCAGTACGCGAACCCCCGGGCCCGGCATTCCTCCGCCGCGTCCCGCATCTCGACTTTCGACATGTCGCGGTCCCGCAGCCCCAGCGCCATGCGGCAGGCGCCATCGCTGCGCCAGGACATGCCCATGGCCCAGATCGAGACCGCCCGCTCCCACGGGTTGCGGATCACGCCGAACCGGTAGAGATCGTCCCATCGCTCCCGCACCCGCTTGTGTTTGCGGATTCGACAGGCCGGGGAGTGAACCGAGATCGCGAGCTTTTCGCTCTTGATCTTGAACCGGTCGTCATCGGGCGCGACCCCGATCACCCGGCCGATCATGGTCCGGACCGACTGGCCGCCCGACCGGGGATTGTGGACGAAGCAGATGCCGAACCGCCGGCTTACGAACATCCCAGCATTCTTGCCGCGGTCCCGTCGCGGAACTCCGCCAGCGTCCACTGGTTCGCCGCGAGCACCGCAAGCATCGCCTCCCTTTCATCCGAATAGAGCGGCGTCTCGATGCGACTGACATCAGTCAGGCCGCATCGCCGGGCAGGAGTCTTCCCGGTTACGAAGACCGGCACCCCGGCAATGAGGGCGTCAATGGCGACGTTGGAATCGTGCGTCACCACCGCCCATGCTCTGGCAAGCTGTTCTTCCAGTGAGGGCTGATCCGGCGGGCATCGTTCGTCCAGCCCCGGCTTGAAGCTCAGCCGCAACGGCCGATCGGTCTCAAGATCGGTCATGATCCGCTTGCGCCATGCCTCGCCGTCGAACCCCCAGGCGCGGCAGTAGAGCGGCGGCGGGACACACAGCAGGACATACTCTCCCGACTTCCGCCACGGGCGGACGCGGACGCCGAGACGGTGAAGCCTCGCCGCGTCGCCCTGGCCCTCCCCGCTACACAGGAAGGCGTTCTTCGTGATCCGGTAGTAGCCGTCGAAATGCCCGGCCCGGAGATAGCCGTTGTCGGCGAGATACCATGTCCGGTCGCGGCAGTGCTCCCTGAGGCGCTTGTTGCCGCGCATCACGCCATAGAAGAAAACATCGTTGCCGTCATCAAGCGGTGCATCGAACCCGACAACGATCCTAGCCCTGCATCCTTCGGCGAAGGCCCGGCATATCCGCTGGGAGGTCGGATGGCCGGTGTCGTAAACCGTGATCAGTACCGCCCCCGGTAGGGGTCCGATTCCATCGCCGCCTCGACCCGGGCGATATCCTGCACGCAGTCGACCGACTGATAGGCATCCGAGATCGCATGGACCACGGCGGGGTGCCGTCCGTGACTGATGAAGCGGTTGAGATCGCAGCTTTCCGCCATCTCGTCCACGGTCGGTTCCAGCGCGGAGAACTCCCGCAACTCCCGCGTCCGCATCGCCAGAAGCCCGCCGATCCGCGTCTTCGCCGCCGGCACGGGTTGCCGCGTCGTGTAGCGGATGAAGCCATCGATATCGGCCAGTATCTTGACCGTGTTGTGGTCGTCCCTGTCTCCGGGTCGGAGCGGGATGGCGAGGACGTTGCACGTCACGTTCACCGGCACCGTGGCAATCGCCATGATATTCTCCGGCGTCACCATGGGCTCATCGCCCTGCACGCAGACGATCACGGTATCGTCTCGAACATCCTGCACCGTCTCAGCGCAAGCATCGAGCGCGCGGCCGTCAATTGAGTAATCCGTAAGAGCGCATGGGATATCGTGATCGTGACAGAAATCGATTATCGCGCTATCAGGCGTCGCTACGTATAGCTCATCCCAGCCGTCCCACAATGCCGCGCGGCGATAGCAGTGCTCGACAAGCGGCCGGCCGCAGATCGGATAAAGCGGCTTTCCCGGAAACCGCGACGATCCCATCCTCGCCGGGATTATGCCGACGGCCATCCGAACGCCCGGGCCAGCTCCATGAAATCCTCGGGGCTGTACCACTGCCAGCCCTCGACGATGATCTCGTAATCGTCCACCGCGATCTTCATCGCATCGGGAAACAGCCTGCCCAGCGTGAACACCCGCAGCCGCTTCTGGACGACATGGCGGGTCCGCTTCACCGGGTCGGATGCGATCTCCTCGGGCGTCCATCCGGTGGGATCGGCGTAGTCGTTCCAGCGATCGGCTCTTGCCTTGATCTCGTCCAGCCCCGGTATGCCGGCCTCGTCTTTCAGCGCCTGATTGCCGATGGCCCAGACCTCGGATCGGGACGCGAGTTGCTTGACCAGCGCGAGCGGGACCGGCCCGTTGCCGGTGTCCACCGTGTTGTCGCGGTCGAAGGCGAAGAGGATCATGGCGCGCGCCAGTACTCAGGGCGACGGTTAGACGGCCAAAGCTTCTCTCTGACCGTCTGCCACTCCGGAACGGCGGCCAACCGCTCCCCCATTTCGATCAATGCTACCAGCGTATGGTTCGGCATGATCAGCATGAAGATGGCGAACAGAAGCAGAAAGACGCATCCGACAATACGCGTCAGAATATCGAGACCGATTGCTTTGAGCGTCTTCATGCGGCCCTTTCCATGTTCAGCACCCCGAGCAAGCCAATCATCAGCCCGAGCGCCTTTCCGTCTGCATCAGGCATCCCCCAAAACATCAATGCCCCTGCAATGGCGCTTCCCAGACCAACAGCCACAACCATCAACCAGCGTCGGCTAGGCGCGTTGTGCATAGCGCATCCCTCAAATCCATCATCGGCCAGCAATCCAGCGCAGACCCCGGCGTCGCGTTGACGACCTCGATCCCCATCTTTCGGAACGGCTCCGCCAGCGTCCGGAACTTCGGCACGAAGGTGTTTTTCAGCGTGCCCGCTGTAGAAGAGGCCCAGCCGTATTCGCCGAACCACCACAGCTTGCCCTTGACCGCGCGGCAGTCGAACCCGAGCAGGATCATCCGCCTTATGCCGGCGTGCATCAGCACGTTCAGCAGCTGGTAGCCCGAGTTGCGCCCGGTATGGACGCCCCTCGGATCGAGGCACGGCCCCGGCTTATCGCCCTTGTTGCGGACCACCTTCACCGCCGGGTCCTGATCCGCCGCGGCCGCAGAATTTTCGATTGTCACCTTTAAGCCGGAGAATTGTAACACTTCCTTGCGATGGTGCTCGAACCACTTCATGTCGGCGAAATACAGAAGATCGGCCCACGGTGCCAATTGGATGCTGGTATTGACCACGGCGACACGACACTTTCCCCGGCAGTATTCGACATCCGCGCGCGCGAGGCTGGGACCGGTTGCCACCACGACAGCCGTCTCGCCGTCCCACATCCGAGGGACGGACCAGAACTCGCCCGGCATTCAGATTATTCAGGGTCCAGAAGAAGATGGAACCGGGAGACCCCGAAGCGGGTCACGCCATCCTCGACGCGGCCTTCCTCGGAAGCGACGAACTGGCACAGCAGGACAACGTAGCCGGTGACTGTAGGGGCAGAGTTGTGCAAGGCGTCAAACACTTCGGCGAGCACCTGTTCGACCTCCTTGTAGCCCCGGTGCTCGGTTGACCACGCGTAGATCGAGGCCGTGACATCCATCACGGTGTTCGTCTTGTCGCTGGCCTCGGTCATGTTCAGCGTATCGACCACGACGAAGATATCGCCATGGTCTTCCGGCACGTCGTCATAGATTTCCGTGCCGACAAGATCGGTCAGGCCCGAGGCGGCCAGAAGCTTGGTCCGGAGCGCCTGTCTCAGCGCCCAGCGCGGATCGCCTGCCATGTCAGGTCCTCAGGGCTGCGGAGACGGCGCGGCGGATGCGCTCCATGATCGCCTCCCGCCGGCGTTTCAGGGCCACCGACAGCCACGGCCGCGGCGCCATCTTCGCGGTGCCGTGCTCGAGATAGATGCCGTGCCGGATATCGGTCCCCGCCTCGGCTACAGCCCGTCCTGCGATGCGGGAGAAGATGTGCGACACCAGCCGGCCGGAATCCGTCTTCGGCGGCTCGCCGGGCGCCGATGCCTGGTGCGGCCGGTTCCGTTTTCGTCCTTTCCTCAGGCGTCCCTGGCTGTCGGTCCAGAAATAGGTGTCGTACACCCGCCCCGAGCGGGCGCCCTTCTGGATCATGCGGACGGCCTCGCCCTTGATATCCTCCGCCCCCAGAGCGACCGCTCGGTGGACTCCGTCCACCTGCCCGACGATCCGGGTGATCCGTGCCGAAAGACGCCGCCCGCCCCTGACTTCGATGGTGATGCTCACACCGGCAGCCCTTCCTGTACCATCAGCCGCAGCGTCTTTTTCCGTTCATCGGGGTCCACCACCGACTGAATGCTGAACAGCCGCCCGTCATAGGACAGCCGCCAGCTCGGCTCGATATCCGTGCGGTGCCTGATTTCCACCCGGTGGCTTACCGGATTTGCGAGTCCCATGGCGTGGATGGTCTCGCGGCCCGAGAGGGGGCGGAAGCCGGCCCACACCGTCTCGACATCGGTCCATGTGATCGATCGACCACCTCCCGCGTCGGTGGTCTCGACCGGCTTCTGCAGCGTGACCCGCTGCCGCATCTTTCCGATCATGGAAATAGCGCCCAAGCGAGCATCATGTTAAATTGCCCGGCCACTGGGACAATGGTCTTTCGTCATGGATATACTCATCACCCTTTACGACAGTGCTCGATCAGCTGCCGGCTATCCCGAATCCCTGCCTGAGTTCATCGAATGGCTCCAATCCATACTGGAGACTGTTCCGGCTGAGTATCGCGACAGCGTGACGGTCGAAATAACCTCGCGCGAGGAATATAGCGCGAGGATTGAGATCAGCTATTACCGCCCCGCAACCGCAGAAGAAGAGCGCGAGCGGATCGAAAAGGATCGCACTCGCCGCCAAAAAGAAATGGACCATCTTCGCAAGCGCATGACCGATCTCAAACAGCACGACCCCACCCTGTAACCCGATCACGGAAGGGCGCGCGCGCTCGCGAGAACGGCCAGCAATTCCTCGCTGGCGACCATCCTTCCGTCTTCGAACCGGGTCAGCGGGCCGGTATCTATGAGCGCCCCGATCCGGGCCCGGAGATGATCCGGCATGGCTTTCGTTTCGAGATAGCCGGCGAGCTCGGAAACGACTTCGTGGAGGTCCGATGCATCTATGGTCAGCTTCACCACAGCTTCTTCACCGTGTAGGCGTCCCACAGCATCCGGACCGAGGCGGGAAGCTGGATCGCCTTCGCCTCGTCTCCCCGGTGCTCGTAGAGATGCGCCGCATAGGCCAGTATCCCCTGCCGCAGGGTTTCGGGTACATCCGCCGGATCATCGCCGTAGCCGGCAACATAGATGATCTCGATGCCGTTCGCGACCCGGGTGGGAAGCGGTGCTGCGGCGGACCTTCTCAGCACGATCCGCGCCGGCTCCGAAGCGGTATCCACGAAGTAATTCGACGCCGCATAGGTCGTTGCGTCGTCCGCATCGTCATAGGTCTTGATCGAAGTGACCGACTGTACCGGAGAATGGTTCAGCGGGAGATGCGGCGCCGGGTTGACGATGATCGATTCCGGCCCCTGTCGCCACCCTTCCCAGTATTCCTCGGAAGGAACCCGCGGCCACCAGTCGAGATAGGCGGTCCATGTCTGCGTGATCAGCGCCCGGCCGGTGTGCTTCTCGCATCTCTCCGCTGCGGAATAGAGAATCCCCATCACGACGGGATCGTCCTCGATGTCGCTGTCCTCGATCTTCAACCATGCCTTGGCCTGCTGCAGATCGACCGGGAGTACGGACGGATCGGAGGTCCGGGTCTCTCTCAGACGCGTCAATGGAACCTCCCTCCCTCCGGCACCTTGAAGCCCCGCCTCGGTGAAGCGGCAAACGATCTTCCGCGGTACGCCTTGAACGTCCGGGCCGCGGACGGCGACAGTGGCGAAACAGTGCCGCTGATGAACGCATCCAGCGACACCGACGCGGTCACCGTGCCGAGGATCGCGGCGTCGAGGGACACGGCCTGCGTGCGGATCATCGCGATCCACGCGTCCATCTCTATACTCGCGGTCCCGGTCCGCGACACCGCGGCGTCGAGACTGACCGTCGCCATCACCGATGCCGACACCGCGGCATCGATCACCGCCGCTACGGAACGCTCTATCTGGATCGCCGCGTCGAGGCTGACGATCACCTGTGTCGTGGACAGCGCAATCAGGGCATCGAGCGACAGGCTCAGGGTCCGCGTCGCCCGCACCGCGGCGTCGATATCGACGGTCTGCGATCGTGTGATCGCCACCGCCGCATCGAGGCTCGCAACCACGCTTGCCGCCCGCGCGATCAGGGCATCCAGCGAGACCGTTTGCGCCATGGTCCGCGAGATCGCGGCATCCAGCGCCGTCTCGGCCGTTACCTCCGTCCGGACCGCGGCATCGAGTGAAGCCGAAGCCGATACCGTCCTTGCAACCGCCGCATCGAGACTGGCGACCGCGTTGCGGACCGCCGCCACGGCAGCGTCCAGACTCGCGGCCTGCGTCCGGGTCCGCTGCACCGCCGCATCGAGGGATGCGAACGCCGTGACGTTGCGCTGGATCGCAGCATCGAGCGAGGTGATCGCGGTGACGGTGACGGCGCCGCCCGCCGCCTGTCGGCTCCACGGCATGGTCATGGGGTAGACGATCGGCGGATGCTCTCCGGTCGTCAAAGCCCCCGCGCCCTGCTCGGTGAGCGTATTGCCGCCGATGAGGTCGGTTAAATCACCAACTGTGCGGAAGCCGTTGTACCAAGTCAGCCCGCCGCCGAAGAACAGCGGGGCCGCGCCGGAAGTCAGGGCGGTGATCTCCTGAGCCGTCAGGACCCGTAGCCAGTACGCAAGCTCGGCGATCCGGTCGCCGTCGCGGGGGATGGCACCGCCGATAGTCGGCCGGTTGCCGACGCTGAACGCCGCGGTGGACACGTCATAATCACTATCCGCCGTCGCCACCGGGCTGTCGCCCTGCTCGACCCCATCGACATAAAAGTGGTGGTTGTCATTCCGCTTCCACGTCGAGATGACCGTCTGCCAGGTGCCGTTGACGACCGACTCACTGTCGCCGCGCATGCCGGCTTGCACACCGGCGCCGTCATTCGTATCCACCGCGAACATATCCGTCCGGGCGCCGTCAGCGTTATCGATCCAGAACGTGTGACCGGGCCGGGAGGAAAGCGTGTTGTCACCAGCGATCCCGATCAGCCCGGCGGGGTCGCTGACCGTGAACCACCAGCAGAAGACCGTGAATTCGGAAATCGTGCCGGTCAAGGGCCGGGCGGCGGCCGTCAGGTAATTCGTGCCGTCGAACTGGAGCGCCATCAGCTCACGGTGTACTCAAGGCTCAGCGCCCACAGCCGCGCGTCCTCTGCGAGGTCGTCGGCGTCGGCGTCGCGGTAGAACTTGAGCTTGATGTAATCGTTCGCGGCCCCGGAATCGAAATTCGTCAGGGCGAGCGAGGCCTCCTGAATCCGGCCCGCCGTGGTCCCGAGTATATCGTCTGAAACCGTGTTGGCGGTGTCGTAGCTGTCGGTATCGGGGTCGCCGTCGGTATCCGCAGTCAGGGCCATGACCTCACAGGCCCACACCGCCGTATCCGTTACCGTCGTGGACGCAACGCCGCCCCACTGGATTTTCAGGACCGGATCGGAGGCGAAATCCGCCGGCAGCCGGAACGTGAAATAAATCAGCTCATCGGTGCCGGAATCGAAATCCAGGTACGGCGCACCGTTCACCCAAGCCAGAGCCGGCGGGTTGGTCTCGTCGAAGCCCTGCGGCGGCAGGGGCAGAACAATCGTTCCAGTCGCCATTACGAGCCCAGCTTGTTTCTGATGCCAGTCTTGATGTCGGCAGCGGAGCGAAGCGGCTCATCCGCTATGGCCGCCGCAGCGGTCTTCGCGTCATTCAGGTTATTCGCGTTGGCAATCCCGGCCCTGAGGGCGTTGAACTTCGCGGCCATGCGGTTGCGCTCGTCCAGAAGCGCTAGAACGAACGCCCGCAACACATCCTCTACGAGATCAAGCCGGCTTGCCGTCGCATCCCGCTGTGCCTCAAGCTCCGCTACATCGATCGCGTCCCGCTCGGCCTGGTCCATCAGGCTTACCGTGTCCCCGGCGATCTCCCAGTATTTCGCGGGAAAGCCTTCAACAGCCGAAAGGTCCGGATTCCTGATCCAGTCCACAGCGGGATAGTCGGGATCGTTGCCCGAGTTGACGAACTGCCGGGTGGTCCGGTGCAAGAAGTCTGACATACGTTAACCATAGGAAATTGTTGACTTTAACCAGCCGCCTCGGGTTCAATGCCGACATGTTGAACGGTCACAAATGCCCCTTCTGTGGCGGACGAATTCTCCGGCCCGTCGATGCAAGGCCCTATGAAGGCAGCCACCCCGATTACGCCGTCATCGAATGTCGCGCCTGCGAGGTCGCGTGGCAGTGGCCGGCGATCCGGGATAGCGAGACAAGCCGCGCCTACTTCGATGACCTCTACGAATCCGGGACAGGTTATTCAGACCCCGACGCCGTTCTGGGGCGCGTGGAAATCGAGGTCGAGATACTGAACTCCCTCAGGGAGCCAGGAACGCTGCTCGATATCGGAGCCGGCAATGGCGCATTCGTTAAAGCCGCCCGTGCCGCGGAATGGGACGCTGTGGGTGTGGACCCCGCCGCCCCCGACTGCCCGCACATGATCCGGGGCACGCTGGATGAGGTAACGGGCTCGTTCGATGCCATCACCCTGTTCGATGTTGTCGAACACGTCGAGGACTACCCTTCGCTTCTGCGGGCCGTTTTCAACCGGCTCAGCCCCAAAGGACTCGTGGTCATCGAGACCGGCAACTACCAGTCCCTCAACCGGCTCAGGGGCGGGCCGGCATGGTGGGACTACCAGCTCGATCACCGCTGGTATCTCGCGCCCTCGGTCCTTGCGGATCAACTCGCCGCCATCGGCTACAGAAACCCCCGCGTCATCCCCCGCGTTGCCCGGCCGCACTGGAAACGCGAGAGTAGCGAGCCCGTTTCCCCGTCCAGCACCGTAAAGCGGATCGTGAAGCGCCCCCACAAGGCCGCGAAGCTGCTAGCCGATTACAAGACCGAACGGCGCGCCGCCGCGAAATGGCCGGGCTGGTACTTCCTGCCGATCTTCCTGATGGTCGCAACGAAAAGCTGACACGTCACCGCTCCCCGCCGCGGATGGTCACGGACTGCTCGGATATGCGTCCCTGCCCCGTGGTCGCCCGGCAGGTCAGCCGGTAGATTTTCCCGGCAAGAACCCCTGTCACGAAGGCCGTCGTGGTCACCCCCGAGACTACCTCGCCCGATAT